TGACTTGGGAAGCCTGCCGATGTTATGTTTACTTTAACATCTATCATCTAATAATTTCGCTTATGTTCCCTTTGTTATTATACCTCGCAAAGTTAATGTTTATTTTTGATTGTTTTTTCTCAGGTTGATAAAGATGTTTTTGAGTTGCCATTATAGCTAAACCGGACGATATACTTGCATCAAACTTAGTTCTATTGCTAATATCAAACTTTGCCCAATCCTCTAATGTTCTTACAAACGGCATCGTACCAATATCATCATTATCTAAAAAACCTACATATTGTTCTATATAAGATTCTATAGCAGAAGCGTGTGCCTGCTTAACTGCTTCACTTGAATTGGGTATACCACCTAACTCTCGTTCAGTTTTAGATAATTTCGTAAATTGTTTATCAGGTCTATTCACACTAAATCCTCTATATCCTCTGTTTTTAAAATGATATAATAATCTTGGTTTATTATTTTCTACTAATATAGGCATTCCATAAAAAACACAAGCCATTAATACCTCTTCAAAAAATATTTCTGCAGTTTGTGGACGTGCAACATATTCTAAAAAGAATTCATTACTTGGAGCATCATCCATATTAAACTTAGTTAATCCGTGCAAAGAACCATTAGAACCTCCTCCTCCAACTGTTCCTGAAATATCATAACTATCACATCCAAACGCTCCTATGTGTTCATTACCGGGATACTTAATTCCATTTTTTACTATAACTCTATTTTGTAAGTCTCTCTTAGGAGTCCAACTAACTATAAACCTACCATTTTTATTAGGACTCATTATAACTTTACTATCTCTAATACCATCTTGCCAATTAAAACTACATCTCGTAGTGTGATGTTCAGTTACAAGTGTGTCATTAAAATCTACTTGCTGATATATTCTTGTAAGATTAAAAAGAGATTGTTTGCTTTCATCTCTAAATGCGTGAGATTCAGTTCTTGGGAATTGTCTGTAATATTCATTTAATGCATCTGCATCATTTTGTAATGAGTCTACTTCATCTTGCCAATAATCAATTGCTCCTTTATGAATTAACTCATCATCAATTCCAAGTATTGGAGACTTAGGAGTTTTAAAAACAGGCATTCCAAACTTATCTATAAAACCTTCCATATTCCATTCCATAGGAATAAAAAGATTATACAATCCGCTTTTGGTTTGCCCATTGGCATTCCTTTTATCTGCGTTTGAATCGTCATAAAGTTTTTTAAAGTTATCTCCACCTTTGCTCAAAGCATTAGAGGTAGAACCCATCATACATTTACCAATAATTTTACTACCTAATCTTAAACACGTTTTAGTAACACGCCAATTGTTTAAAATATTATTTGGTTTAATCCATTTACCACTCTCATCGTGAACTAATAATAATAATTTCTCTCCATCATAAGAGTTATCATCTGTATTTTTCCAATCTATTGTAGTGTCAAGACCTTGAATGTCATTGTTAGCTACAGTAGTCATATTTTTTTTAGTAATTTTTGCAGCAGGAACTCTAAAAGCTAATTCTGTTTTAGGTTTATCCATACCATCTTGCACAGGTTTAAAGAAAAAAGGAAGTCTATTTGCAATAGGAACAACTTTATCAGTAAACATTTTTTTTGCATCCCCTCCTGTTTTAGAAAGTATACCAACTCGTGCATCTTTTACAAGTGTACCTGTATTGACACACTCTTCACTACCCATATAAGAAAATCCTGAACGCCTAATTTTTAAATAACATATCCCAAAACTTCTTTTATCTGCTCTACAAGCTTCCCAATAAATATAAAATATTCTATTTGCTTCCCTATAGTCAGGATATCCAATATCAATATTTGTCCATTGTATGTACATATAATGCCCACCTGTAATATAAGTAGACTTACCATTGCTCATAAAGAAAATCCCTTCTTCTCTTCGGTCAAATTCTTCTTCAATGTAATCTACCCATCGTTCTTTAAAATCAGAAGGCTTATCATTCCATTGAAATATAGATTGTATTTTTTGTAGTTCGTTTGGAAGATTAGTTCTTTCCCAATATTGTTCTTCTTTTTTCTTGTGTCTTTGAAGACACTTTTTAGGTTCAAGAGGTAAGCCTATTTTTAAACCTTGTATATCTAAAATTTCTCCTATCTGACCTGTCTTTGAAATTACTACAAAATTATATTTTTGGTCATATCCATACACCCAAGACTTAGCTTTGTTTTTAATGCTAAGTACTTTTTTAGGTATGTAGTTTTCTACTACTTTATATAAATTATTTTGACCTTCGTTCTGCAAATCCTTGTTTCGTATCAGTTCTACTTGCTCCTTGTTCAGAAATTTTGATAGCCTCTCCTTCAGCTTCTATTCTACTTAAGATTTCAAATGCATCAAATATTGCTAACTTTTTTGTAGCCGCTGCATTCTTTAATCTATCTGCAGATAATTCATCTTCAGGGTCGTGTTTAATAATTTCTTCTTTTGCAACTTTTATTAATTGCTCTACCGCCCTATGACCTGCTTCAATTATTTTTAACTTTATTTTTTTATTCATTTATTTTCTTTTAAAAAACAAACTTGAATTAATCTTGCGTTTTCTGCAGAACCATAATTGTCAAATATATTTCTTGAATGATATAAGTCAGATGGAAATACAACTAATCTATTATACTTTGCTTTTAATATACAACTTTTTTTTCCTTTGTAATATAAAGTTGTTCCATCTTCTTCAGGATGCTTTTCGTTTAAATACAATATAGCCGTTAAATCACCCATCATCTCATCAGTATGAATATAATTTGGTTCATCTTGATAGATTGGAGACCTTCTTGCAAAGTTTAAGTCAGGTGAATAATTAGGATATTTAATTAATAAAAAATCTACTAACTCATCACGACCTCTTGCTTGTACATTCTTAAAAGTATCTTCACCTAATAGAATATCTTCAAAGCCTTTTTTTAAAATGTCTTTTTTGTAGGAGTCAACATTTTTAATAACATTATTATAAATTCCTACATTCATAATTTAAGTGTAATTTGATGGTCATATATTCTATATAACTTCTCTCCATTTACTTCAAACTCATATTCACTTTCAGGCTGAAAAGAAACTTTGTCTCCTTTCTTAATTCCTTTACTCATTAAATATTTATTTGGATATTTCATTACACCAACTAAAGGTTCTTCACTTACATTTTTATAAATATAAGAGTCAGTTGTAGGAATAGGTTTAACAAAACAATACCTATCATAGGTATGCCATTCTGTTCCATCGTGATATAAAAAATATTGGTCAGGTTCTATAAAGAATAAATTATCTTTAAAGAAACTTCTACCGCTTCTTCTATTACCTTTAATGTCATTGTAGAATTTGAATACATTATGATGCACAAGAAGTGTGTCACCCTTTTTTACAGGGCCTTCATAACTTAGTGGAAGTTCTATTACTTTTGCTTCTCTATTTGAAAACTTATGGTCTTCCTCAGAAGTACTTGTAATAAAATCAATCCCACCTATATCTTTTGTATTATTATATCGTTTCCCCTTTACAGGTTCGACTATAAAAAAGAATGGTGATTGCATTTGATTTCATTTAATTAAAAATTTATGTTATACTCAATAGACACAGGCATATTAGAACTAAATTCTTTCCACAATAAAATTTCATCAATCTCTTCAGTAACGCTTTTTTCAATCCATATTTTTACAGATTTAGTTTGAGCATCAAAACGTATAAGATGTATCTTATGAGAGTTTCCTAAAATTTCTTGTCCTACTATGTAGTGCATAGCACCTGATTTATAATCAGGCCCTATAGAGATTTTTCTAATGTCCATTAGGTTTTTTTAAGGAACTAATGTAGAAGAAATAACACCTGCGTTAGATATTGATAACTTGTACACACTTCCATTGGGAGATTTAAGCTTAACATCGTGTTGATTAACTCCAAGTGTTAAGATGTCACTAAGAATATAATTCTTAGTAACACCCTCATTTGTCATTTCAGAACCTATAACCTTATCAGTAAGAGAAGGTGCAGTATCTGTTGCGTATGTGCTTATTCTTGCCATATTATTTAACCGGAGTCATTTCGGGAGCAGTCTTTTCTTCTGTTGTTACTTCTCCTGTTTGAATATTAATTACAGAATCTTTCCCGTATTTTTTAATTAATTTTTCTTCTTGCTTAGCATAAGAAACTTTTAACTCTGCCACTTTAGTCATTAAAGCGTTTTGAGATATTACTGTGTCTCCTAATTGAATTTTAGCTTGATTAAATTCTGCTACTAAATCTTGAACTGTTTTAAGTTCTTTTTCTGATAAATTTTTCATTTAATTAAATTATGATTATTATTATACAAATGTAATGTTTTTTATCAACATATACTGATACCTGTTACAACTCCGTTATTTGGAAAAGCAAATTGCACAGTATAAGTTCCAAGACCTGTTCCACTTGAACTAAATACTCTACGAGTACCTCCACTTGCTAAATTCGTACAATCAAAATCTGAATATACTTTATCACCTGTAACAGGATAAAGACCTGAACCATCGTGATAGTAAGAAGTATTTGAACTACTAATAAGACAAGCGTTTCTTGGATTTGTGTTAGTTAAGAATCCTGTACAACCTGAAGTTGCATCTTGGTCATATTCATACCAAGCGTTCAATAATAATGGATTACTTGTACTTGGTAAAGTAGGACTATTACTATTTAAAGCAGGAAAAGCATTTAATCCCCCACCGTTTACCAAGTCATTTGATAGAATTGGATTACCTACACTTCCTCCACCGTATGTACCATATAATCTTTCTTGAGCAATGCCCAACATAGTAATAGTTCCCGAACTTGGTACTGCCATATTATTTAATTTTCTTTTTTAATTCTGCTATCTCAGCTTTTAATTCTTTAATAGCTTCAATTAACAATCCATTCATATTCCCATATGCTACAGAATACATTCCTTCATCATCTAATTTAACGAGTTCAGGGGCTACTTCTAAAACTTCTTGAGCAATTACACCTAACTGAGTAGATTTATCCTCTATGTCGTTCCTTGTGTACGACACACCTCTTAGTTGAGTTACTTTGTCTAAAGCATTTTCAATAGTTTCAACATTATCTTTTACTCTTGAATCAGAGAAAGCAATAATATTTCCTGTTGCTCTTATATCACCATTAACATCTAATTTATAAGATGGAGTCGTGTCATTTATACCAACATTACCTAATCTTTGTATGCGTATTCTATTACTACCATTTGTAAATAAATCGAGGTTTGTTGCACCTGCTATATAAACTTGGTCACTTACTCCATCTACATCACCTATCTCAAACGTACCATTTTCAGCATCTATATTTAATCCTACATCTCCCGAAGCATTAACATTAAGATTTGTACTAATTTTTGTTAATGAATTTGCTACTTCTAATCTTTCACCACCTCCTGTTACAATTCTAAATTGGTCAGCAGCATGAAATTGTAAATACGTATTAGTATCTCCTGTTTTTATTATTTGGTCGTTTATAAATACATCTCCAAATGATGGAGTAGATGAAACCGATAAGGTAACACTACCTGATGTTCCACCGCCTGTCATATTAGAACCTGCATTTACTGCAGTAATATCACCTGAATTTGAGGTATAACCTGCTCCGTTAGTAATATTATTATTGTTAAGAGATATATTTGTTGTACCATTAAAACTTACACCTGCTATAAGTCTTGCATTTTGTAATGCAGTTGCAGTACCTGCGTTACCACTTATTGTAGATTGTACAATATTTGGTGCGGTGTTATTTAAAGTTACAACACCTGACGTTCCACCACCTGACATATTAGAACCTGCTATAACCTGAGTTATATCACCTTGAGGTATACTCGGAAAAGAAGCTACTGTTCCATTACCTCTAACATATTGACCTGTAGTTCCCGGTAAAGTTATTGAAGGAGTAGTAATTCCTTGTGATACTAAATTTCTACTTCCAACATTGAAAGCACCTGTATTATTATTTGCTACACTTATCTGAACAGTATTGTTTACTAACCAATCTATTCCTTGTACATCATCGTGTTCTATAACTTTATATCCACTTTGAGTAAAGATTGTAGAAGCATCACTATTTAGTGTACTTAATACAATACCTTTCATAAAAGTTTTTGTATCGTTAATAGTTTGATTACCTGATGTTCTTACAACTGTTGTATCAACCGCTATGTCATTTGCATTTGCAGTAATTCCTGAACCACCAATAACATTTAATGTAACTGCTCCACTTGTACCACCACCGGTCATTCCTGTTCCTGCACCTACACTTGTTATATCACCTTGAGGTGCTAACGCTAAAAGACTTGAGACGGCAATTTCTTTAACAACACTATCAGTAGCATCTTCGTATAAAATTTTATCTGAAGAAATTATAGTTGTACCATCTGAAGCAGTATCAATAATATTTCCTGCTCCTGAATAATCTACACTTACTGTAACTGAGCCGCTTTGACCACCACCTTGTAAACCACCTGTAGCTGAAACTTGTGTAATATCACCTACGTTAGAAGTATAACCTGCACCGTTAATGATAGAAGCATTATTAATAGTAAAAGTTACTGTACCAAGTCCTTGTCTGTTTAAAGTTACTGTTCCTCCTGATATACTTCCACTTGTTACATAATTATTTGTATTAGTGTCTGTAGAAGTTATAGTTAAAACATCTCCAACAACAGAAGTAGAAACATTAGTTCCACCTAAAATTGATAAAGTATCGTTATTGTTATCAGCAACCGCAGTACCTGAATTAGATAATACGTTT